GCTGAATTATAAAAATATGTATACAAAAAAAATCTACGATGAAAGCGGTTCTTTTGCTATCTTTCTTAATAGAAACGGGGAAATATGGTCTATTCCTCAAGATCCAGCAAATATGGATTACCAGCATTATCTAAGGTGGCTGGATGAGGGCAATCAACCACTAATAGAAGAATATGTTCCGCCAATTGTTGTAGATGAACCAACCCAAGAAGAGCGACTGGCCGCTCTTGAGCTTGTAGTCTCTATGGTTCTTGCGGAGGATGATGCCAATGTATAAAGTTGCAATGCAGCGTTGGATTCAGGGCAAAATTGGCCCAAAGGACATTGACCTGCTAGTAAAAACAAAACATCTAACGGCAGTCCAAGGTGCGACCATTAAAGCAACTGAGCGATTAGTGCCATATATCGAGCCCATTGAAGAGCCACGAGCAGAAAACGTGAGTAACTAATAATGCCTTTATGGGGTACGTCACAATGGGGTCAGTTGCAGTGGGCCGAGGCTAGTGGCGCTGTCGTCGGACTATCCGCGACTATTGCACCCGCTGCTGCCGTTAATGCTGCCCTGGCTGTCACTCGTCCCCTTCAAGCCGTCACTAATTCAGCAACCAGTGTCAGTGCAGACCTAGGCGTCAATAGAACCGTAGCAGCGCAGATTGATATCACGGGCAGTGTAGCAGGTGCGCTATCCGTTAATCGTTCAATAGCGGCCAACCTGACGCCAAATTCCGCTATATCTGCAACTGCGCTAGTCGTTACCAGTCTGCAGTCCACCATAAATCCAGCCAGCGTCATTACGCCAGCGGTGAGTGTACAGCGATCCATCGCTGCTATCATTGGTGCGGCGGGTCAGGTATCTGGAGATCTTAGTACTTTTGGCGGTCTGCAAGCAGTTGTGGCAGCATCGAGCACTATTGATGCACAGCTCAATCGTACTATTGGCATATCTGCTAGTATTGGCGCAACCAGTTCGCTTAATACTGTACTTGCTAGGACGACTCCAATTGCATCGAGCACAAATGCTGTCTCTGCAATTGCGGGCACGTGTAGTGTTAATTACGCAGTCAGCTCGGCAATCAATGCAACATCAAATATTGCGTCCGTTCTTAGCCGCTCAGCAAGTCTCGCAGCGATCATAGCACCAAATTCTAGCCTTGCCGCTAACCTGCAATGCGCTGTGACTTTAGCCTGCACCAGTAATGCTACGGGTCAGCTATCTGCAGATCTTAAACGCTCAGTATCCCTATCTGCGACGATAGGAGCGCAATCAAACGTTAGTGCCGTGATGACCCTTATGGGTCAAATACCGTTACGTGCCGAAGTATCGCCGACCAATAGCATTAGCGCAGCCCTGGGATGCTCAGCCACCTTAGCATCTACTATTGCACCGGCGGCAAATGTTAGTGCGTCGCCCAGCGTGACATCCGGTTTTGCCTCGATCATTACAGGACAGTCGACCGTCACAGCAACGGCAAGACGACTGCAGCCGATTGCCAGTACGATTGCATCGACTAGTACAATTGTTAGCGCCCTCAGCAGGACGGCAGGTCTGGCCACCGCCATCAATGGTGATTCCAGTCTAGTTGCCCAGGCTACGCTTGCTCGCGCTATAGCAGCGACAGTCAATGGTCAGTCTACGGTCACAGCTAACCTGAGCGAGCTGCAGATTATCGTCAATCTAGCAGCCGTGACTGCAGCGCAATCAAGCGTCATTGCTGATATCAAGCGGCTTAAGCCGGTAGCAACTACTATTGCTCCGGTATCAGCCATTACAGCAGATCTGCAAATATCCGCCGCCTTAGCGTCCCTGACCCCGGTTACGTCGTCATTGGCAGCCGATCTTGATGTAGGCAGAAAGATAGCAGCTACGATAGCGGCCCAGGCTACAATTACTGCGCTGTTTACGGATATCACACGATCACGCGCCACGCTCAATCAACAGGTCGTGACGCAGGCCACGGTCACGCATAAGCAGGATGGAGGTGATACCTTGCCAGAATATACACTCGGCGAAGTCGTTCAACTTGGCGTCAACTTTAAGCGCAATAACGCAGATGTCGATCCGGCTGTTGTGCGGCTCAAGATTAAGACTCCTGTTGGTGTCGTCACAACATTTGTCCAGGGTGTCGATGCTGGGATGACAAAAGACTCAGTTGGTGATTATTATTATCAATACACACCGGAACTCGAGGGACGCTACGCCTTCCGCTGGGAAGGGACTGGGAGCAATAGTGGTGCAGGTGAGGATAATTTTGACGTCAAGGAGAGTCAGTTTAATTGAAGATAAAATTACTACAAATCTTTACAAACTGGCCGACACTGCAAAAAGTGGCGGCCTTTGAAATTGATGCAGCTTCCGCAATTCGTCTCAGTCGCTTCATGATGGCCGCTCAGCAGGAGTTGGAGCTGATCGAGAATGCTCGTCAAAAGTTGATTCAGCGATATGGCATAGAACTGGATGGCAAGTGGCAGATATTACCAGACCATCATCAGGACTTCCTGGCCGCCTTTAACACGATCTTACAAGATAAGATCGAGATCTATGATCCCCGGTTATCATCCGGCATACTGGACGGCCAGCGCCTGAGCGCCGTCGATTTTTTTGCCATTGCCTGGTTATTTGACCGTGACAGTATGATTGGCCTGATCGAGACCGTCGACCCTGAGAGCCAAAGAGAAGAGTAGCCTATGCCACCCCCGACGCAGGCAGAAATCTATGACCGTGCAACTCAGTTCAAGGATGACCTGATCGCCAATGAACGCCGGGCTAGCGTGCGCATAGTCGATGCCTATGGACGGGCCTTTGATAAGATGAAGGACAATATACGCGTTCTGACCGAGAAGATCGAACAAGCGCGTTTGTCGGGTCAGTATATCTCCCCCAGCTGGGCCTTTCAGATCGATCGCTACCAGGCGCTTCAGCGACAGATTGCAACCGAGATCGGGCGCATTGCCAGCCAGGTCAATGATGCCACAATCAAGCAGCAGGCCGACGCCGTAAAACGCGCTGCCGGGGATATTGAGGATCTGACCAATATGGCCGCGCAGAATGCCGGAGTATCGGTCAGCTTTTCGCGACTGGCCTCTAGCGCTTCGGAGTCCATTGTCGGCTTCCTCTCAGACGGATCACCGCTCAAGTCTCTGCTCGACCAGCTGCCCGGCCTGGCGGGTCAGGCGGTCGCCACTGCCCTGACCGATGCCATTATCCGCGGCCAGAATCCCACGCGCACCGCCAGTCAGATCCGTACAGCAATTGGCGGCAATATGAACCGAGCTCTGACAATCGCCCGGACTGAGACGATGAGAGCGTACCGCGAAGCGTCACATCGATCGCTGACACAGAATGGCGATATCCTTCAGGGCTGGGTATGGGTAGCCAGCTTCTCACGCCGGACCTGTGCCAGCTGCCTTGCATTGGCCGGGAGCGTGCATCGACTTGAAGAGCGTATGGAGAGCCACCCACGATGCCGATGCAGTCAGGCACCGCTGATCCGTGGCCAGAAGGTCGAATTTGAAAAGGGCGAAGATTGGTTCCGGCGTCAGGACGCCTCAACCCAGCATGCCATTCTCGGCAGCAACGTTGCGCTCAATGCCTATCGCCGCGGTGATGCCACTCTGCTCGACTTCGTTGGTCGCCAGAATAGCCCAAAGTGGGGTCAGCCCTATTACCAGATATCTACTCGTCAGGCCATTCGCAAGCAGGGCGCTTTCCCCGGATACAATCATCCGACACAGTTCATCACTCTCGATGAGATCTTCAGGCGTGGCGGCATAACCCCGCCAACTCCTGACACCGGACCCATACAGCCAGTCTCTCCGGCACCGCCAGTAGTAACTACTCCAAGCAAGAAGCCACGCGCAACTCCGGCCAGAAAAAAGGCTACTGTTCTAACTGCACCCGAAGTCAGAGCAAAATTACAAGAATTAAAGACTGAATATGAGCCAAAATTGGAAGCTGCAACTAAGGCTACGAATCGAGCATTCCGTCAATATCGATTGGACTCATCTCTACACCCGCAGTATTTAGCAGCAGTCAACACTGAAAAAGCGTTAGTAAATGAATACAATAAGTTAGCTCACAAGCTCGTGTCAGTAGCAAAACCCGCGCAGTTTAGCGTAGTTCAGTCCACTCGTGAAAAAAACAATCCACGCATACAGGAAGGCCTGAAAAGGTTTGGCAATTTAGTCAGTCGGGATATTCTTGGCAAGAAGTCGAAATTGTCTGATGCATCACGCACCGTTGCAGTAAATTCTATAGGGAATCGATCTTATTATCACGATCGTGCTATTTATATCAGGACGCCTGTAGACGAGCATGTAGTAGTGCACGAATTAGGACATTGGTTGGAAGATATTGATTCCGATATCTTTGATAAGGTATCAGCGTTTTATGATCGCCGCACTGCCGGAGAATCCCTGATATCGATGAATGCTGCAAGTAACACGACAAGATTCCGTGCCAATGAAATGACCAAAGTGGATAGATTTATCAATGCTTATATGGGAAAATATTACTATCAAGGCAACAAACGGTATGCATCTGAAATCTTATCGATGGGGCTAGAGCAATTGTCGCGCGATCCTGTTGCTTTTGCACAAGCTGACCCGGATATGTTTGATTTTATTTATGGGATAGTAAGAAAATGAAAGCACAATTTACGATCTTGTCTGACAATATGCCGGTCAATGTCTCGATTGACGCAGAGGGCGTTATTACTGCTGATGATGCAATTACGCAAGCTGCTCTTAGGGCAGCCGCTTCTAATCGCTCAATAAAAGATTATGAACCAGACCCTGTAGCTAGTTTGGCTTTTTATCTTAATGAAATGTTTCAAGGCGGATCTCTCAGCATTGAGCTGTCAGATTCTAGCAACGAACCAGAAGATCGAATTTATTAAAAAGGACCATCAATGCCACGATCGAAAAAGGCAGTCGGGATGACGCCGGATTCGACCCGCAAGTCATCCCAATCACAGCCATCTCCTACAAAAACCACGCATAAAAAGGCGGGATGGCAGGAGCGATTCCTGACCCTGCTCTCCGAGACCTTCTCGGTCACGGCCGCCGCTGCCGGATCCGGGACAGATCGATCCTACGCCTATCACTGCCGCCGCAAGGATCCGGATTTTGCCGAGAAATGGGATGCCGCATTGAATGCCGCCATCGACCGACTGGAACAGGCCGCATATCAGCGCGCACTCCAGACGTCGGATACCCTGGCGATCTTCCTGCTGAAGACGCGCCGCCCGGATCTATACCGGGATCAACAGCACGTCCAAACGACCCAGCTTAACATCAACTACAGCGACCTGACCGAAGATCAGCTCGAAAGGCTCGCCAATGGTGAAGATCCAGCAGCCGTCCTCGCAAGCAGCCGCAATCGCTGAACTGGCCCGGCGAGAGCTGGCGCGACGTGGTCAGGCCCGGCGATATCTGGACTACTTGCCAATGGTCGCACCTCCTTCGTGGACCTTTGACGTCCCGCATATTCGCCTGATCTCCGAGCATCTGGACGCCGTAACACGTGGTGAGATCGACCGATTGGCGATCTTCATGCCGCCACGTCACGCCAAGACTGAGACCGTCACAGTGCGATATCCGGTCTATAGATTAGAGCGCGCTCCCCATACCAGAGCGCTTGTCACGGGCTACAACGAGCGAGTGGCTCACAAATTCAGCCGCAAGGCTCGGAATCTAGCCATCGGTCGAATTGCAATGACCGACAAGACTGGTGCCGACGAATGGGAGACGACCGCAGGCGGCGGGCTGGTTGCGCGTGGCGTTGGTACGCCGCCGACCGGCTTTGGCTTTGATCTGATCCTCATCGATGACCCCATCAAAAAGCGTGAAGAGGCCGAGTCTGAGGTCTACCGTGAAAAGCTCTGGGACTGGTATACCGATGATCTATATACGCGCCTTGAGCCCGGTGGAGCGATCATCCTTACCCTCACCCGCTGGCACTACGATGATCTGGCTGCTCGAGCGATTGCCAGTGAACCGAGCCGCTGGACGATCCTGCGCCTTCCTGCTATCGCCGAAGACGATGATCCTATCGGCAGGCTGCCGGGTCAGGCACTATGGCCAGCGCGCTTCAATGAGAGCGATCTGCAGCGCATCCGCGACGTGCAGGCGGCAACAGGCGGAGCGTACTCGTTCGAATCGCTCTATCAGCAGAATCCTACGCCACGAGAGGGCGCTTTCTTCAAGGTCGGCCATCTGGCCATCGTCGATGCCGCACCGGCCAACTTGCGCGAGTGTCGTGGCTGGGATCTGGCCGCGAGTGCGGGGAAGGGCGATTACACGGTCGGCGTCCGGAGTGGCGTCGATGCCAATGGAGTTTGGTACATCACGGATATGAGGCGCGGCCAGTGGTCGCCGGATGAGCGTGACGCCATTATCAAGCAGACGGCGCAGCTGGACGGCGCCAAGGTCAAGATTAGGCTAGCGCAGGATCCCGGGCAGGCCGGAGTCGACCAGGCACAGCGATTGACACGGATGCTGGCGGGCTATCCGGTACGCTCAGAGCGAGTGAGTGGCGCAAAGGATATCCGGGCAAGCGGCTTCGGTGCTCAGGTCAATGCGGGCAATGTCAGAATGGTCAAGGCTGGCTGGAATGGTAATCTCATCGAGGAGCTGCGCCAATTCCCGCAAGGCCGCAATGATGACATCGTGGATGCTCTCAGTGACGCCTTTAATGAGCTGACCCTTGCTGGGCAATCGTCGCAAGGCAAGCTGTTGCGATAAAAAAAAGGCGGCCATTGCTGGCCGCTAGTAGTCACAAACTTCTTCGTCAACTCACTTTCGCGCGCTGCCGGGCCAGACGCGCAGCAGTCGCTTTGGCGATGTTGCGACGTGCCGCGTCCCTTTTGGCATCGCTGGTTGATTGCCCGGCCAGGCTGGCAACCCTGCTGCGGAGCTCCCGCTCCCGTCGCCAGGCGGCTTCAAGCTCGTCGAGAGCCTCGAGGGCCGTCGGCGGCCCCCCAAGACAAAGCGTCCGTAGATATGCCAGAGCTTCCGGGATTGTCATTCGGCGTCCTCCTCGTTGATGATCGACGGGCACATCATATACAGGTTGCTAAACCGCCCGCCGGGATCGTCGCCGTTGTAGATCAAGTCCGCCAGCTCGTCGGCGTGCATCGCCACAGAGAAGATCGGCGCAAACTGGACACCAGCCAGCCGCATCTTTTCCTCAGCCTCGTTGATCTCCGCCTCAGTGTTGATCGGCCAGAGCTGCACCGCTCCGGTACCGATTTCGATGTATTTTGAGAGTTCCATAAAGCCCTTTCTGTGATAAACCATTATGAAAAGAGACGGGGCCGGTTGCCCGGCCCCGTCCTTTGCTTATTTGTTCTTCCTTCTGTTGCCCACCACCAGCGCGTGGGCCATATTTACCGAGTTGATCAGGATCAGCACGGTGAGTGCTATCCCGCTCTCCCACCCGTTTACAAATACCGTGGTCAGTTCCAGCAGTATCGTGAACCCTAACGCCTTGTACCACTCGTCCCAAAGCTTGAGTGCCCAGGTGTAGACCGAGGTGCCGGAGAAGAGGAGCCCGCCAGCCACGATCAGCCAGAGCGCCGGAGTGTGTACCGTGTGAACGTGAGCCACGCGGTAGACGATGACTGGGATTACCGAGCCAACCAGCAGGCCGATGAGAGTGGCCAGCTTGTGGTGACGAAGTGAGCGGATCTGAGTGAGAATCGAGTTGTTTGTCGTTGTCATACTGTCTCCTGTGTTATTTGGTTTTCAATGAGTCAGTGGTTTTCCCCACCAACAAGTACATCGTAACACAACCGCAGTTGTGTTGCAAGCATTTTAATCAAAAAAAAGAAAAAAAATCAAAAAAATATAGGTCGATATTTGGCGATACTGGCAGCAGGAGGGAATATGGCCGCACGTCCTTTATCCGATCTGGAGATAAGCAGCCTGATTCAGGCCTTTATCGCAGCGAATCATAACCTCAATTGCACGGTCAGACAGACCGGCTTTAGCTACAATGCCGTCGACAAGTACAC